ATGCATTAGACACTAGTAATAAAGTTAAAGATCTGTCAAAGGTAGATTGGGACACTTCTAAATATCCTATTTATAAATATGCAGATAAGGTAAATTCAACGGATTTATTAATACTTCTAGGAACTTCATTTAGTACAGAGCAAACAGTCGCCGTTAGAAAAAAGAATCCTAAAATTAAGATTATTAAATACTTTTGCGGTAATAATTATATTATAGATATGGAAAGAGTCTTATTTGATTCTAAAGAATCTGTAAGTAATTGGACGCATGGCCACGATGAAGCATGGTTTATCCCACAACAGGAATATCAAAATAGATCATACTATCAAACAATGGGAAGGCTTTCTGCTGACAAGGTTAAAGTGGTTCCATTTGTATGGAGTCCTAAGTTTATAAAAGAAGAAAATTCTAAAAATACCAGAAATGGTATGAAAGACGCATTCTATAAAGGAGGCAAGAATGCAGAAGATATGAACCTATCTTCAATGGAACCTAATATGAATGTAGTTAAGTATTGTATGCCCCTTATAATGATGGTAGAAGAACTATACAGAAAAAAAGGTAAAAAGGCGTTCAATGAATTTTGGGTAGGAAGTGGTAAAAGATTATTATCTAGTAAATACTTTATTAGTTCCATTAAACACTTAGATGTAACTCATTCCGGTAAATTAAAAATGTGCTCAAGGTACCCAGTAACTAATTTTCTTTCTGAGAAAACGGATATAGTTCTTTCACATCAATGGGATAATCCTTTAAACTATGCATATTTAGACGCTCTTTATTTTGGATATCCTTTAGTTCATAACGCAACGATGATTAAAGACGCAGGATATTATTATAAAGGATTCGACACAGTGTCAGCTGCAAAGATGTTAGAGCATGTATTAAATCACCATGACGAGATAGAAAAGGAATATACAGCAAAAAGCACGAAGGTTCTTTCAAGGTATCTTACAACAAATCCTAACATCGTAGATACATATAAAAAACTAATAGAGAATATTTTTGAACCAGGAAAACATGCTCTATCAAACGAATATGACTGGTCAACAAACCTATATAAATAAACATAATAAATAATGGAATTAAAAGAAGTAATTGAAGCGGCTGCAAAGCCAAAGATTAGTATTATCATGCAATCATATCTTGGTAATTATCCAGGATCTAGGAAAGATTCACATTTTAAATTTTTAAGAGCAGTCCAGAGTTTTCAAAATCAATTATATAAAAACTGTGAATTAATAATAGTAGCAGACAATTGTATGGAAACAAAGTCACTATATGATGCTCATTTTCAAACTGAAGATAGTATAAGATTAATATACGTTTCTAGAAACTCAAAAGAAATGAGTACATATATGCAAAACGAAGAAGGCAACAAATATTATAGAGGTTTTCCTCGTAGAGTAGGAGTAGGAGCCGCAACTGGAAATTTAATTACATATATGGATTCAGACGATATGTTATTAGAAGAACATACACTACACCTAATGATAGAGTTTAATAAAAACCCTGACGCTAATTGGTGGATTAACAGATCTTGGTACGATAACGAAGTAATGAAATTTAAAGACGATAAAACATTTGAAGATTCTACAGAATATGGTGAAGAACTTCCAGATGTTGAAGGAAAGTGGAACATAACAAGAATAAAGGAAGGTTTAGTAGTAATGAGTCCTTGGTTGTTTATGCATAAACCATCTGCATCTGTTTTATGGAGAGATACTTGGGGTAACGTAAGTGAAGATTCAGATTTCAATGCAAGATTCAGAGAAAATCATAAAGGCGGAGCAGTAATGAACCGACCAACATACGTACGATGTCACTTCACAGATAAGTGGGATTATTAATACGTAAAATAATATCTTATACTATAGATTCTGGGACCTTTATCCCATCAATTTATAATATATAAGATTGAGTGGAATTATTCCACATATTAAATAAATTAAAAAAAATGTAACTATTCATGTCATTAATTAAAATCAAGCAAATTGACGGCTTACAGGCTGCTCTTGATCTTATTAACACTAGCATTGAATCAGGTTCGCTAAAATCGGCATACACACAGGAAGACCATGGGTTTACTGCTGGCCTATGCATAGCGTACGTAGGTTCTAGGTGGGTGTTAGCTGATTCAAGTACTGCTAATAAGCTGGGAAGATTAATCATCGAATCTATTGTAGATGCAGATAATTTTATCGCCGTACAAGTTGGAACAATAAATGTTTCGCAATGGCCTAAATTAGATGCACTAGTTCCAGGAGAATTCTACGTAGTAGATAACTCAGGTAACGGTACACTAGAAGATTACGTTAATACCGGTGATCCTGGTTTTGCATATAGCAATCCAGTTTTACAGGCATTAACAGAAACATCGGGTCATGTTCTTCCATGGAGACCATCAAAGTCACCAACAGACCTAATTCAACCAGAAGAATTTACACAGACTTCTTTTTCAGCTGTGACTTCAGGAAATTACTCATCAACAGGACTTACACTAACGTATACTCCTTTCCAAGATTCAACAGTTCAAGTATTCTTAAACGGTATAGCACTTGACGAATCTTATAATGATAGAAACGGAGACGTATATTTCTCTAGAGACGGTGGTACAACTGCTGTTCCAGCATCTGATTTAGATGCAGGAGATACTCTATACTGGAACGGAACTTTAGCAGGTTATGAACTTGCAGGTACCGATCAGTTTGAAATAGTATACGACAAAAGTAATCTAGACGACTAAAAAAATAAATTATTAAAAACATGGCAAATCCATTTATTAGTACTTCCGGTAGTCAAGGTTATCAAGGTCCTCAAGGAGCTGGCAATGAAGGTGCACAAGGTGCAACTGGAGTTCAAGGTTTTAAAGGAGACAAGGGTGATTCTGGCGAAAGAGGTGTAACAGGTGATCAAGGTTTACAAGGTGATATCGGTTTATCTGGTGCGCAAGGTGTTGAAGGTGCTATCGGTCTTAAAGGAGACATAGGTGACACTGGAGCAAAAGGCGACAAAGGTGATAAAGGTATTCAAGGTGAACAAGGCGATCGAGGTTTACAAGGCTTCCAAGGTGAAACAGGTGACACTGGTCTTAAAGGAGACATAGGTGAAACAGGTGAACAAGGTATTCAAGGTGAACAAGGTATTCAAGGTGAAACAGGTCTTAAAGGAGACAAAGGTGACACTGGCGAGCAGGGTATTCAAGGTATTCAAGGTATCAAAGGTGATCAAGGTGATACAGGTATTCAAGGTGAAACAGGTATTCAAGGTGAAACAGGTCTTAAAGGAGACAAAGGTGATACCGGTGAACAAGGTATTCAAGGTGAAAAAGGTGATCAAGGTGACACTGGTATTCAAGGTAAAGACGGTTTACAAGGAGCCAAAGGAGACAGAGGTGAAACTGGTTTAACAGGTGATCAAGGAGATAAAGGTTTCCAAGGTGACATTGGTTTAAAAGGTGACAAAGGTACTAAAGGTGATCAAGGCGATACAGGTATTCAAGGTGAACGAGGTATTCAAGGTATTCAAGGTGAGCAGGGCGAACAAGGTGAGCAAGGCGAACAGGGTATTCAAGGTATCAAAGGTGATCAAGGAGATACTGGTGCTGAAGGTAAACAAGGTATCAAGGGTGATCAAGGTGACACTGGTGAAACAGGTCTTAAAGGTGATCAAGGTCTTCAAGGTCTTCAAGGTTTCCAAGGTGAACAAGGAGAAAAAGGAGATACTGGAGCCAAAGGTGACGATGGTATTCAAGGTATCAAAGGTGATCAAGGAGATACTGGTTTAAAAGGTGAACAAGGTGAACAAGGTTTCCAAGGTGTAGCTGGTGATCAAGGTGATACTGGTTTAAAAGGTGATCAGGGTGATCAAGGTGAAACTGGTTTAAAAGGTGATCAAGGTGAAACTGGTACTAAAGGTGACAAAGGTGACGATGGTATTCAGGGTATTAAAGGTGATCAAGGTTTCCAAGGAGATAAAGGTGACAAAGGCGAACAAGGTGAAACCGGTTTAAAAGGTGATCGTGGTGAGCAAGGTGTTATCGGTTTCCAAGGTATTAAAGGAGACAATGGTGAACAAGGTATCAAAGGTGATCAAGGTGAACAAGGTGAACAAGGTTTCCAAGGTGTAGCTGGTGATCAAGGTGATACTGGTTTAAAAGGTGACAAAGGCGAACAAGGTGAAACCGGTTTAAAAGGTGATCGTGGTGAGCAAGGTGTTATCGGTTTCCAAGGTATTAAAGGAGACAATGGTGAAACTGGTGAACAAGGTATCAAAGGAGAAACTGGAGATCAGGGTCTTAAAGGTGACACTGGTTTAAAAGGTGACACTGGTTTAAAAGGTGACAAAGGTGATGATGGTGACAGAGGTTTCCAAGGTCAAGTTGGTACTAAAGGTGATCAAGGTGACAAAGGTGCTAAAGGTGATCAAGGTGATGAAGGTCTTAAAGGTGATCAAGGTCTAAAAGGTGAACAAGGTGAACAAGGTTTCCAAGGTGTAGCTGGTGATCAAGGTGATACTGGTTTAAAAGGTGATCAAGGTGACACTGGTGAAACAGGTCTTAAAGGTGACGATGGAGACATAGGTTTCCAAGGTCTAAAAGGAGACAAGGGTACTAAAGGTGATCAAGGTGAACAAGGTGAAACTGGTCTTAAAGGTGACGATGGAGACAAAGGTTTCCAAGGTGTAACCGGTGATCAAGGTCTAAAAGGTGATAAAGGTACTAAAGGTGATCAAGGTGATACTGGTGAACAAGGTTTCCAAGGAGAACAAGGTGCTAAAGGTGATCAAGGTGACCAAGGTCTAAAAGGTACTAAAGGTGATAGAGGTTTCCAAGGAAACACTGGAGCTAAAGGTGATCAAGGAGACACTGGAGCTAAAGGTGATCAAGGTGAACAAGGTCTTAAAGGTGACATCGGTGCTAAAGGTTTCCAAGGAGATAAAGGTGCCAAAGGTGACACTGGTGATCAAGGTCTTAAAGGTACTAAAGGAGATAAAGGTGCCAAAGGTGACACTGGTGATCAAGGTTTCCAAGGTCCTGAAGGTAATTTTGGTGGAGCAACATTCTACTATAAATTTAACGCGAGTACCGCAGGTGACCCAGGTGCAGGATATTTAAGTCTTAATGTTGATGACGCAGGTGCTGCTACTCAATTATTAATTGATGATTTAAATGCAACTAACAATGACGTTCAACAATTCTTAAGAACTATTGACGATTCTACATCTACTATTAAAGGTCATATTAGAATTTCTAATAAATTAGATCCTTCACAGTATTTATTATTTACAATTTCTTCAATGCAAGAAGTTAATACATACTTTAGTGTAGTAGGTAATACAATATATGCTTCTGCTTCGAATGTGTTTACACAGAATGAAGAACTTATCGTAACGTTCGCAAGAACAGGTGATAGAGGTGATATTGGTTATCAAGGTCTTAAAGGTGATACTGGTATTAAAGGTGATGAAGGTGAAAGAGGTCTTAAAGGTCTTAAAGGTGATGAAGGTGAACAAGGTGTAACTGGTGATCAAGGTATTCAAGGTCCTATAGGTCTTAAAGGTACTAAAGGTGACGATGGAGATAGAGGTTTCCAAGGAAACACTGGTGCTAAAGGTGACCAAGGTGATACTGGAGAACAAGGTGAAAAAGGTGATAAAGGTGCTAAGGGTGACCAAGGTATTCAAGGTGTCATCGGTATCCAAGGTCTTAAAGGTACTAAAGGTGACGATGGAGACAGAGGTTTCCAAGGTCTAAAAGGTACTAAAGGTGATATTGGTGTTCAAGGTTCTACCGGCGCTCAAGGTCTTAAAGGTACTAAAGGTGATGAAGGTGAACAAGGTCCTATAGGTCTTAAGGGTACTAAAGGTGATCAAGGTTTCCAAGGTATAACAGGTGCTAAAGGTACTAAAGGTGATCAAGGTATTAAAGGTGCAACTGGTGCTCAAGGTGCAGTTGGTTCTCAAGGTGCAGTTGGTGCTAAAGGTGACGATGGAGATAGAGGTCTTAAAGGTACTAAAGGTGACGATGGAGATAGAGGTTTCCAAGGTATAACTGGTACTGAAGGTGAAGTTGGTCCTAAAGGTGCTAAAGGTGATACTGGTGCCCAAGGTGCTACAGGTGCTCAAGGTGCTACTGGTTCTCAAGGTGCTAAAGGTTTCCAAGGTGTAACAGGTGCTAAAGGTACTAAAGGTGATCAAGGTATTCAAGGTGTTATCGGTCTTAAAGGTGACAAAGGTGACGATGGAGACAGAGGTCTTAAAGGTACTAAAGGTGATCAAGGTTTCCAAGGTTTCCAAGGTATAACAGGTGCTAACGGTACTAAAGGTGATCAAGGTCTTAAAGGTGCTAAAGGTGATACTGGATCGCAAGGTGCAGTTGGTGCTAAAGGTTTCCAAGGAGATACTGGTGCTAAAGGTGAAAAAGGAGATAGAGGCTTTACTGGTCCTCAAGGTGCTACTGGTGCTCAAGGTGCTTTAGGCCAAAAGGGTACTAAAGGTGATCAAGGTTTCCAAGGTCTTACTGGTGGAACTGGTGCTAAAGGTAATCAAGGTAACGTTGGTCCAATCGGTATACAAGGTTTCAAAGGTGACATTGGTCCAATCGGTATCAAAGGTGACAAAGGTAACGTTGGTAACACAGGTTCTCAAGGTGCAGTTGGTGCTAAAGGTAATGTTGGTAACACTGGTTTCCAAGGTGCAGTTGGTACTAAAGGTTCAACTGGTTCGCAAGGTCCAGATGGTCCTACAGGTGCTAAAGGTGATACTGGTGCTAGAGGTGCTAAAGGTGATACTGGATCGCAAGGTGCAGTTGGTGGCACGGGTGCTAGAGGTTATCAAGGTTTCCAAGGTCTTACTGGTGGAACTGGTGCTAAAGGTAATCAAGGTAACGTTGGTCCAATCGGTATACAAGGTATAATTGGTGCCAAAGGTACTAAAGGTGATATTGGTGTACAAGGTTCAGTTGGTAGTAAAGGTGATACTGGTTTAAAAGGTAACACTGGTTCAACTGGTCCAATTGGTTTCCAAGGTGTTTTAGGTCCTAAAGGTAACGTCGGTAACACGGGTCCTACGGGTCCTAAAGGTAGCACAGGTAGTACAGGTGCTCAAGGTTCAACTGGTCCAAATGGTCCTACGGGTCCTAAAGGTAACGTCGGTAACACAGGTTCTCAAGGTTCAACTGGTCCAACAGGTCCAACAGGTCCTCAAGGTCTTAAAGGTAACAATGGTTCCAATGGAAGTAGAGGTTATCAAGGTGCAACCGGTTCAACTGGTGGAACTGGTGGCCAAGGTCCTAGAGGTTATCAAGGATTTACTGGTCCAACTGGTGGCGGTGGTTCTACGGGTCCACAAGGTGCTAAAGGTACTAAAGGTGATACTGGTTCTCAAGGTTCTACTGGTGCCCAAGGTGCTAGAGGTGCAACTGGTGGCGGTGGAGCTAAAGGTAATCAAGGTTTCCAAGGTGCAAAAGGTACAACTGGTACTGTAGGTTCTACAGGTCCACAAGGTGCTAAAGGTGCTAAAGGTGATACTGGTGCCCAAGGTGCTAGAGGTTTAACTGGTGCTAATGGATCTAATGGTTCAAGTGGTGCTCAAGGTTCTACTGGTTCAACTGGTCCTAAAGGTAACACGGGTAGCCAAGGTGCCGTAGGTCCTAACACGTCTAACTACAGATTATATTCTAATCAGTATGTTGGTAACACTGGTGGAGAATTTGTATATTACAATAACTCCAGTGCATTACAACAATTCTACGTAAACAGCTCAGAAGAAATGAGATTATACAGTAACGGTAACCTTCACGTTGATGGTGATGTTGTTGCATACTCAACTTCTATCTCGGATGCGAGACTTAAAGATAACGTATCGACTATCGAAGATGCATTGTCTAAAGTCTTACAATTAAGAGGTGTTGAATATGATTGGAATAGCGGTAGCAGAAAAGGTCTTCATGATCTAGGTCTTATCGCCCAAGAAGTAGAAGAGGTATTACCAATGTTAGTAAGAGAACATGAAATGCCACTAATGGATGGTGCAGAAGACGGAACAGTTTACAAAACTGTTGACTATGAAAAAATGGTCGGTCTTTTAATCGAAGCTATTAGAGAACTTGAAGCAAGAATTAAAACTTTAGAGTCTTAATTTAAATCATCAAGATAATTTTAGAAAGGGTCCTCGAAAGAGGACCCTTTTTTTATGTGATATATAGATTGTAATAACTTATTATCTTATTACACTAAGAAACATTTTCAATTAAGTAAGTATAACTAATATTATAGAGTAATAAAAGAATGGAATATACAATTAATCATGAAACGTTTACAAAGTCTTTAAAATTTTATATAGAAGAAGTAAACAAGGGAGAAAAGACATATAGCCTTAAAGGATGGATCGGATTAATGGGCGGAGAAGTTATAGGGTTTTCAATTGCTAATTCAAAAAAGAATTTAGAAGTTTCTTTTAAAGGAACTAGAACAGACGTGTTAGATGCATACGATTATTCATTAACAAATAAGAATATGGAATTTACCCTTGAAATTCCTATTGAAGATAGATCTAAAACCATAGTAGCAGATACTAGCATTGGCCCATGTCCAATTGGACCAATAGATAAATGGATAGTATACTATTCTAAATTTAATAGAACTGATAAAGATATAATAGCAGTTGATGGATTCTATAAAGACCCTGATTTAGTAAGAGAATGGGCAATGAATAATTTAGAATTTTCACCTTCTAACTATCATAAAGGTGAAAGAGCTAAAGAAAGGTTTATACTAGAAGGTACTAAAGAAAAGTTAGAAGAAATTATAGGAAAACCTATATATAATTGGAATCATCCTTCTTATGCAAATGGAATATTCCAGTTTTGCACAGCAGATCAACCTATAGTATATCATGTAGATAATCAAACATACGCAGCAATGGTATATTTAACACCTGACGCTCCTCCTACTTCAGGAACCGCATTCTATAGAAGTAAAGTGACAGGAGATTATAGTTTTGATGATGATAAAAGAAATACACAAGCATACGTAGATGCATTTAAAGGTAATAGTAATGAAATGAATTTTTTCGATGGATCTAATTTTGAAAAAGTAGATGAAATAGGTAATGTGTATAATAGGCTAGTATTGTTTAATGCGAAAAACATTCACGCAGCTACACAATATTTTGGAGATGCGATTGACAATGCTAGGTTTTTCCACATGTTCTTTTTTGACGTATAAAAAATAAACTTAAATATGAAGATTAGTATTATTACAAGGTGTACTAGGACAAGTAACCTTTTAACAATTAAAGAAGGCGTATTAAACTCGCCCAAGGGAGTAAATGTAAATTGGCACATTGTATTTGATACAGGAGCGTTAAAAGATATTGACGCAGAGGTTCTCTCGAACTTAACAGATACTGCCAATGTCAAATTACATTTTGTAAAAGGTCAACAAGGAGGATTATTATATCCTGAAGTTTCTGATATTATTAGAACAATCAAATCAGGTTGGATCTATTTATTAGATGACGATAACATTATACATGAAGATTTTTATAAAACTATTAAAGCGAGTATAAAGAATCTTCCAATTGCACAGGTTCATATCGTTTCTCAATTAGTTGCAGGTAGAGATTTTACAGGACAAGAAATTAGAGTAGCTAGTCGTGAAAATACTGCCTTTCAGAAAATTGACATTGCACAGATGGTTATTAATAGAAGCATATTTGATACTCATTCATTTAGTGCAAATTATGCAGCAGACGGTTTCTTTATAGAAGAAGTATTAAAAACACATGGAGATGCATTTGTATGGATTGATAAGGTTTTATCCCACTACAATTATTTAGAAAAAGTACCATCTGCTAAAATACCTAAAATACTTTATATAGGAAAAACTAAGCCAGAATTAAAATCTAATAAGTATCTACCATACGAAGCGGACGAATTAAATGTAAAATATTTAGAAGACGATAATAATGTAACCGATGTAATAATCGAATTTAATCCAGATGCCATTATAACAAATGGATCTTCTTGGAAAGATTTCCCTTATCTTGCGGCACTACCATTGCAATATAGAAAAAAATGGTATAATGCGGTAGATTTAGAAGATATAGGAGATTCCTCATATTCTGTTGCAATGAATTCTATTCTCTCACCTTCTAACCTAGAAGATGACCAGATGATTTCGTTTTTTACACCCATATATAATACTGGCGAAAAACTATGGAACACATACAGATCTTTAAGAGAACAGACTTATTCTAACTGGGAATGGGTTTTAGTAAATGACTCAACGGACGGTGGTAAAACATTAAAAATAGCTGAGCATATTAGGTCAATTGATCCCAGAGTAAAATTATATGATTTTAGAGAAAAGTCAGGAGGCTGTATAGGAGAATCTAAATATAGATGTTGTTCTTTGGCTAAAGGGTATATCTTGGCAGAATTAGATCATGACGATTTATTAGTTAAGACGAGTGCTGAAGATTTACATAAAGCCGCACAGGCCCATCCTGAATGTGGAATGTTTTATGGAGATACTGCGGAAGTAAATGAAGAATGGGAAAATCAGCAATATCCAGAAGGATTCGCACTAGGATATGGTAGCTATAGAGAAGAAGAATATGAAGGTAGGATGTTGTCACCTGCTAATCAACAGAATATTAATCCAAAAACAATCAGACATATAGTAGGAGTTCCAAATCATATCAGAGCTTGGAGAAGATCTACTTATTTTGAAATAGGAGGACACAATAGAAGTTTAACAATTGCAGATGATTTTGAATTAGTGATCAGAAGTTTTTTATATTCTAAGATATGTAAAATACCAAAACTAAGCTATATACAGTTTCTCTATAATAATCCGGACGGGAGAAATACCCATGATTTATCTAGAGCAGATATTCAAAGAAGAGTTAGAACTATCGCACAGCATTATAATAAACAAATTAACGCTAGATTCATTGAACTGGGTATTGAAGATTGGGCATATAATGAAAGTCCAGATTATCCAATTAATGCTGATTCTAGATTTGGAGATGAAGAAGGTGTAGCTAACGTAACGTATACTGAAGTGTCTAAAGATGAGAAGCCTGAAAATAAGCTAGAAAAGGTAAAATAATTTAGATAGATAATATATGGAACAGATAAAATCATTTGACCAGTTTATTAATGAAAACTTAAATGAAGATACTAACGATCTTTTTAAAGTTTATTTAGCTATTGATCCAGACTCCGGGCATAGATGGTGGTCTTACAAGGGATTCGCTAGCAATAACTTCTTTATACAAATTAATAAAGATAATTATAAAGACATAGATATTAATCCAGACTACCCTATATTAACCTATAATTCAGGAGTGGTTGAAACTCTTTTAAAGGAAGGGTTAGTTAAAAAGGAAAATGTATACAATAGACCAGAATTTATTAAACAATCTGGATCTAAAGCAGAGTTTCATAAAATAGTAGATGGAGATGAAAATATTCCACAAACTTGTCATGATGAGAAGGAGGCTTTAGAAATTGGATTTCCATTAATTGCAAAACCAGCGGAAGGACATTCAGGTATTGGAATTCAAGTTTTTAAATCACAAGAAGATTGGGATAAAGCTGATCATTCTAAATTTGATGTATATTCAGAATTTGTAGATAAAAAATCTGAACATAGAATAATTAACTTTAAAGGTGATGCTTTCTTTTGGATGCAAAGAGAACCTCTAAATGATAAAGCAAAATCCGGTGATGGAGATGGTAAAGAAGAAATGAATTTTAAATATATTAAAAGAGATATTAACACTCTTCCTGAAAAATTCAAAGCACTAATAGAAAAGTTCTGTGAAAAATTTAAAGATTTACCATATATTTGCTTTGATATAATGGAAGATCAGGAAGGAAAACTCTATATTATAGAAAGTAATTCTCAACCTGGCGTTCCCTATGATTCTACAGTACAGATATACCGTCAAGTTTTTAAAGATTTTTACGGAAGAGAAGTAAACAAAGACACTGATAAAGTTTTAACTAAATTATCTAATGATCTAGATAGAAAAACCATAGAACTTGACAGTGAAAGATTTGAAATAAAAGAATAAATTATGGCGTATCCCGATATGACTTGTATGCACGTGAACCTATGGGTTCATCACATGGACATTGATAAACTGTTTGACTTTATAACAGAAAGAATTAAAGAACCACCTAATTATTGGATTTCTAGGGAATCTTGCCCTTCTACCATTACAGGAGGATACGCAGAAATTAATGTATCATATAATACTTACCTTATGATAAGGCGCGTTAAAGAACACGGACACTTTTAATTGAAACAATTCCAAATGGAAGTGTATAGTTAAGTATAATTAATAAACTTCCAAGTATGAATAGATTATGGTTACGATTTGCACTGTGTATTTACGCAATATTATATACAGCGTGTCTGCCACTAATCTTAGGTATAGCGGATAGTTATAGCGATTATCATCAATTAAAACCAATCTTATTCCCTTTATTAACGATAGGAGTTTCATTAGGACTATGGCTTCATCGTTCTATTGAATGGAAAATACCGGCATTTTTATTAATAATCATAGCAAGTTTTAGTGTTACAAATTACCCTACAATACATAATATATCCGCTATTCTATTTTTTATGTCATCGACATGGATCATGCTCTTTGATAAAAGATTTAAAATCTTTGGAATAATATCCATAATATTATATCCGACACTCTTTATAGACACTGAACAAAATTTATTCTTGTTTGAAGTGTTACAGATACCTATTCTTTCCTTTTATCATTTTTCTAGAGTAGTATACTTGATGAGATTAAAGAAGAAAATATAAACAATTACACATATTTAAGTATAATCTATATGGCAAAGAAGAAAAAGAAGCTAGAGATTATTCATGTTAAGAAGCCAATTATTGGCGAAACTTACTATTTCTATTTCGCAGGATCATGGGAAGTAGGAAAGTTAGAATGCACCTCTGACAAATTAACAGAAACATACGGCCATAGATGGTTTACATTTGTTAATGGAAATTACGGAAGACAAATGAGATATCCAGTCTCTATTTATAATATTAGAAAAACTCACCCAAAACAAGAAAAAGATGTATAGTATTTCAGATTTAAAAAACATGTTATTTATTGACATTGAAACGTCAACTGCTGCAAAGGACTTAGATAGCTTTGCAGAGATTATTGGAGAAAATGCATACTCACACTGGGAAAAGAAAGCAAAGTATGGTAGACAAAGTAAATCAGAGTATGAAGGAGTTTCAGATGCTGATATGTATATCAAGGATGCTGCCCTTTATCCTGAATTCGGAAGAGCAGTAGTTATTACAATCGGACAAGTCACCTTCCCAGATGGCATTACACCTACCCCTAAGATAAAGTCTTTTTATGGAGATGATGAAAAGAATACTCTAAAGGAATTTATGGATACGATGGCATTAATCTTTAAGGCAAATCCTAAAATTCAAATAGTAGGTCATAACATTAAAGGCTTTGATATGCCTTACCTAATTAAAAGATCTATTATTCAAGGTGTAGAAATTCCACAGCAACTACACTTACAGAAACTTAAACCATGGGAAAACTGTCTATTAGATACTAATGAAATATGGAAGTTTGGTGGATGGAACGGTGCTTCACTTTCTATGATCTGTGATCTTTTACAGATACCTTCTCCTAAACAAAACATGTATGGTGGTGAAGTTTCTGAAGCATATTATGCTGGAAGATTAGAAGAAATTAAAGACTATTGTGAGGACGATGTAATAGGAACTATGAACGTGATGTTAAAGATGTCAGATATGGAACTAGTATCTAAGGTTGAAGCTCCATTTTAATATTGTCATATTGTCATATAATCTAAGTAAAATATGACAATGTGTATAGATAAACAACTCTGGCACTATTTTGTTAGAATATAGTATTGTAGCGAGATTGCTACAGTATAACTAAATAAAAATTTTAAATTATGTATTTTAACACAACACTTGAAGATTTAATTAACGACTCATTCGAAGCTGTAAATTCATTGAACGTAATTGGAGGTAAACAGGTTTTATTCGAAGACGGTAAAATAATGCTAGCTCTACCGGGCTTTACGAAAAAGGATATCGACATTCATATTGAAGATAGAGTTCTAACTGTAAGTTCAGAGGTAGAAGAAGATGGGTTTAGAAAATCATTTAGCAAAAAATTTAAATTATCGAATACGCTCGACGTAGACACTGCTTCGGCATCGATGAAAGATGGAGTTTTAACTATTGCTTTCGATAAAAATGAAAAAAGTAGAAAAATAGTTGTTAAATAATTTTTTTATCTCAGATTTTTTGCTTATATTAGTATAGTAATTAAAAATAAGAAAAATATGTTTGACGACTTTGATGGTTTTGAAGACCAAAATAATGATGAGCACGATGAAATAGCTCAGATCCAAAAAAATGCAGATATGGAAAATAACCTTCATGAATTAAAAGATAAACTAGTTAGAAATAATTGGGATATGATTTTAGAAAAGGGAGTTGATTTTAAATCAATGCAAGATAATGGTATCGAAATAGAACCAATCATAAGAACACTTCAACAAATGTTAGACTGGTTTCAACAATCTGAAGAGTATGAAAAGTGTGCACATCTTAAAAAGATTTTAGATAATAAATAACAATCTTCCTTCAATAAAGGCCAATAGTTATAACCACTGGCCTTTGAGGGGATTGAAACATAATCAAATAAATGTGTATAAATATATTATGGAAGAACAGTTACTAAAAGTCATTGCGGATCAACTTACGAGAATTGCAGATCTTATGGAAAATCAACAAAAGAGAGATGTTGTTGAAAAAAGAAAAAGCATTAAAGTCGTTAAAGAAGCCGTAAAGAAAAGAAAGAATGAATTACTACGAACTGCTGCAGATAGAAAAGACAGCAAGCCAAGCCGAGATTAAGAAGGCATATCGTAAACTAGCAAAGCAATATCATCCCGATACAGTCGAAGGGGATGAGTCTTCCTTTAAAGAAATAGTCACAGCTTATGAGGTTTTATCTGACGAGAATAGAAAAAGAAAATACGATATTGAATTAGAATATCGTCCTTCAGAAAATCCATTCGACAGTTGGTTTAGAAATGGAGAAGGATCCTTTAGCGATATGTTTAATGATGCATTCGGTTCTTCATCTAAAGGAAGAGATGTTACCGTTAGAATGATAATAACCCTAGAAGAATCCTATCATGGAACTCAAAAGAGAGTAGATCTGGGTTCTAAAAAACTAAACGTTAATATACCTAAAGGAGTTTATGAAGGTATGAAGTTAAAGATTAGTGGAAAAGGTCAACCTCATCCTGCTAATTCATCTGCACCCAACGGAGATCTAATCATTATAATTAATTTAAAGTATAATGATAGGATTATATTAAACGGAAATGACATATATGTAGATGTAGATGTTCCCTTCTATGATATGATCCTAGGTACTGAAATAGAAATTACCACACCTTTCTATAAAATAAAGGTAAATGTACCTCCAAATTCACAGAATAATAAGATATTAAGAATAAGTGGTAAAGGATTCCCGATATATAGTATGAATACTTATGGTAACCTTATGGTGAAATTAAATGCATTTAATCCGCCCCTTAAAGATTCACAAATAGACTTAATAAAAAAAATAAAAGAAATAGACAATGAATGATTTACCAGATTTTGACGAATGGGATAATTCAGATACCAGTAGAAACAATCAAGAATTTGAAATTAATAATAGTGTAGAATCAATCGCGTTTATTGAACAATTAAAATCATCATCGAAAGAGATCATGATGGAGTTAATTTATAAAGCCATAATAGAAAATGAAATGGGAGCTTTAAATAATAGTACTCCTGTAGAAGAAAAAATAGCAGCATTAGAAACAGTCATTAAATACTTTGTAGAAAAGGAAGAATATGAAAGATGCCATGAACTTAAAAAAATCATAAGCAATATATGTTAATAATTAATGTAGAAAAGGGAAATATAGAAAAAGCGCTAAAACAGTATAAGCGTAAAACTATTAGAACTAAGCAAATGAAAAAGCTTAGAGATAATCAAGTTCACACCAAACCCTCTGCAACAAAAAGACTTAAGTTTCAAAAAGCTATCTATCTTCAAAAGAAATCTGAAGCCGAGAACAAGGATAAGTAGAAATATAATAACATATTTTTTTACTTCATTTTACCCTAGCACATAGCAGAATTAAATATATAAATTGAGATTAATATTATCTCGATCTAAAAAAATATACTTTGTAATGAAGGATTCTTATAGTGATGATAAAGACGCTTTAATGAGGTCAAGTTATTATACCATCACGCGCAATTTTACTAAAACTATCAATAGATTTATTGTGTTCAGCGAAGGTAAGAACACGATAGAGATCCCTCATGGCGAAGGTCAAAGAAGTAAATTTATAGATATTATAATAGAATACTTCGAAGAACTTGAGGAATATGAAAAATGTGACACGTTGTTACAGCTTAAAAAAACGGTAATAATGGCAGGAGACTAAAAAAATCAAACTTAATGAGCAAAAACAATTCAAACAATAAATCTTCATCTAGCCCCACTGGACCTAGAAGAAGAAGGTACGGAATAAAAGAAGCAGAATTAAAAGGAGTACAATTAAGACAATCACAGAAAAAATATACAAATACAATACTAGAAAATCAAATAACATTTTGTACTGGACCGGCCGGAACTTCAAAAACCTTTACAGCATGTTACACCGCTTTATTATTATTAGCTAGAAAAGAGATTTCACAAATAGTATTATGTAAACCCATCCAGGAAGCAGGTGAAAAGTTAGGATTTTTACCAGGAGATATTGCAGATAAGATAGATCCATTCATGCAATCATACATATCAAACATTACAAAAATAGTAGGAGCTGAAATAGCACAAACTCTCGTAGAGAAAGAAGTTATTGTATTTAGACCAATGGCTTATATGAGAGGTGATACATTTGACGGATCATTAATGGTATTAGATGAAGCACAGAATGCAACGTTCAAGCAGTTAATGTTATTTGTAACAAGAATGGGTAAAGACTCTAAGGTTATAGTAACAGGAGACGTTAGCCAGCATGATATATCTAAAGCCAATGTTGGTTTACCTTCGTTTACTGAATTAATGACAGGTATTAAAGGAATAGGTGTGCATGAATTTACTGAAAAAGATATTGTTAGAGCAAAGATCCTTCAAGAAGTTGTAAAGAGATACGATAAGTGGAAGGAAAACCACGAGCCTAAATAAACATTTCACTAAATGTGTGTATAACTCCTATAAAACTTAATATGGAGAAAGCAAAACACATCTTACTTAAAGGAAGTTATAATGACGATAGAAGTATCGTTGAAGTTGGAATAGACGAAGCAGGTCGAGGCGCCTTGGCAGGACCAGTTACAGTATCTGCGGTTATTATGCCGTATGGATTTAACCATCCTTTAATAAAAGATTCTAAATTGCTAAATGAATCTCAGAGAAAAGAGGCTAGGGAAATAGTATTAGATAACGCAATTGCGTATAGCGTTCAGCATATAGATACGGAAACAATAGAATCTACTAACATATTAAAGGCTACTCTTCTAGGAATGAAAGAATGTCTAAACACCATTGACAATTCATTTAATTTTATATTAGTGGATGGAGATCAATTCCACGGATATGAAGGAATACCTTTTAAAACTGTAATAGGTGGAGATAATAAATATAGTTCTATCGCTGCTGCATCTATACTTGCTAAAACAAGTAGAGATATGTTAATGAAAGAATTAGATGAAGAAACTCCAGGATATGGATGGAATTCTAATAAAGGATATGGAACAAAACAACATATAACTGCAATAAAGGAAATGGGAGCCAGTGATTCACATAGGCCTTCATTTATATCACATTTATTAACTACTACTAATTCATTATTCTAATGAAACTTTTTTACGGCTTTTTATTATTCCTATTAGGGCAAGGACTTATTTGGATTCAAACTAATGGACAATTTGTATGGCCTTGGTTTAAGAAAAACCCATGGCCAGTTGCCATTGGAATGGGTTCTATTATTAGTTACATTTTAATTAAAGCAACACAGATGGTTGTTGAGCACTTTGACGGTTTACTTTGGCCCGGAAGATTCATAGGTTTTGCTAGTGGTATTTTTATATTTACTGCTATGACTTATTACTTTATGAATGAAGGTATCACGGCGAAGACCGGAGTGTCTCTGCTGTTAACCCTTATTTTAATATCAATACAAATACTATGGAAATAAATTCAGTTACAGTTGTTCTTACCTCATGTGGGAGAGTTGATCTTTTAGAAAAAACACTAGACTCTTTTTTTAAATTCAACACGTATCCAATTGAAAGATTTATTATAACAGAGGACTCCGCACAGGAAGAAGTATTTGATGCATGTAATGAGCTTAATAAGAAGTATAATAACTCTTTAGAGTTTATGTTTAATGAAAATAAACTAGGACAGTCAAAGTCAATAGATAAAGCATACTCTACCGTAGCTACTAAATATGTTTTTCATTGTGAAGAAGATTGGGAATTCTATAGACATGGATTTATCGAAGATTCTATTAGAATTCTCTCTGCTAGTGAAAAAATATTACAAGTATGGATACGCCCAAAGAACGATAGGATTTTAAATAAAATATCCGAAAGAGTATTTGAATTAAACGGAATGAAAGTTAGAGCTGTTCTTCCTGTCAGTTTTTCAACAGGAGACTTGAACGAAGATGGTACTCCCATGATAGTTAGGGATTATATGGGATTTAGTTGGAATCCAGGCTTAAAAAGAATGAGCGATTATAGACTATTAAATAACGGGTACACGGGAATGGTTAGAGAACATCTTGTAGATCACTGGTATAGAGATAAAGGTTTTATAGTTGTTAGTTTATCGGTGGACGATAATGATGGATATGTTAAACACATTGGATGGGATAGAAGAGCTGGAGATCCTGGATTCGTAGGATAGATATATAGAGTATGAAACATCTAATGACATTCGAAAAGTATTACGCATATAACGATTTCAAAAAGAACTGGGGTTCTCCTGAAGAAATGAAACAGGAAGTTGAATGGATTATGGCTAGATTATTACCTAAGGAAGATATGCTTAAAAGCATTGAAGATCTTTCAACCGACAAGGGTATTAAATTTGAAATCAAATTATCTTCTAAAGATACAATCCACATGTATAAAGTAAGTGGATGGAGAATGCAAGAAAATGATGGATGGGAATATTACTATAACAAAAAGAAAACCATCTATAGAAAATTAAAGAATCAACTAGAAAAAGAAATCTTATCTGATCTAGAATTATTCTTAAAATACTTTAAATCATACGATCTATATGCACAATACATCGATGATGGTGGACAATATAGAGCCGCAAAAAATAACAATTCTTCTATTATAGACAGATTTGACAATTTATCATCTTCTGATAAAAAGAAAGCTAAGAAAGAATTGCTTAAACATTTTAAGGCATCTTATAAAGGAAAAGATATCGTTGATCAGGTAAACAACCTTTTCAAATCCTAGCTTTTTAAAAATAACCCAAATTCATTGGGTTTTTATTATGACTATTTACGTAGCACCTCCAAGGGGAATAAAGGAAAAAGAGGCAATTCGACTCTGGCTTTCACATTATGGTCATGAAATAATATGGCTAGATCTTAGACGCAAGGTCAAAGGCCCTTTACTATTATGTGGAGGAGCAGACATTGGAAAAGACGAAGAAAGGGACGCTAAAGAATTCGTATGGATTAAACAGGCCCTGGATTCTAATAATAGAATATTAGGAATATGTAGAGGAATGCAAATCCTAAATCATTATTTTGGAGGAACGGTAGAAGATTTATCTGATGCAATAGTAGAAGATCATAAAGCAGCTGACTTTTCAGAAGACGTTGATCATAGCGGGAAGCCATCTCAATTCCATACGGTTGAAGATTTAAATGGAACATTAACTAGTGTTAATTCTAGGCATCATCAACACTGTAATATACTAGCTAAAAACTTCAAAGCTACACATCTTTCATATCCATTATATTCTGTAGTTGAAGGATTCGAAGACTTAGATAAAAAGATATGGGCAGTTCAATGGCATCCTGAAAAGATGGAGTCAGAAGATAACGAATATCCTTTAGGTAAACTGTACCATAAGTTTTTGTAATAACTTCTGGTTATAACCAAAAGTTTTTTGAAAATAAACAGCTAAAAGTTTTTTTATCTCAGATTTTTTGCTTATATTAGTATAGTAATCAATCAAGCAATAATAATGATCAGAAAAAAACTTCACAAACATCAATCAAATCCTGTAATAATCGACTTAACGGGTCCTGAAGGAAATGCCTTCATGCTATTAGCCTACGCAAAAAGTTTTTCAAAAGATCTTGGAAAGGATTGGGAAACTCTTTATTCTCAAATGACAGGAGGAGACTATGAAAATCTTATTAAGGTATTTGACGAAGCGTTTGGAGATTTTGTAATCTTAGAAAGGTAATGGAAAACAAGGGTAAGAAATTAAAAGAAGTAAATTTAACATTACAAGAGTGGCTTGATGCCCTTCGTATGCCTACTCCTGTGAGAAACAAGAAAAAGTATCGAAGAAAGAATAAGCATAAAAATAAAGAAGATTAAAAATAAACAGTAAAATGTTTTTTTATCTCAAGTATTTTGCTTATATTAGTATAGTAATTAATAATTAAAACAAACACATGAACTTAGAATCAATCAAAGCAAACGGAATTAGTTGGTATGAACCTGCAAAATCTATTATCCCACATCTCACTACTCAAATTGGAATCTTTAAAATGAGACATCCAGAAAAGGATATTTTCGAAAAGTTCGGAGATGGCGAATACTTTTCAGGAAGGCGATTTAACGATAACGGTGATGTAGCAATTAGAATTGGTGGAGCAATTGTTAGACAAGCACAAGAAGAATACATTTATTCTAACATGGGTCGCAATTCAATGACATCTGAGGAAACTCTTCCTCTTTTAGAAGGTATCATTAGCGCATGGTTCGACACTCTCTCCGCTTCTGAAATTGATATGCTTATTGTCGACGGACTTAAGTGTTGTGCAGAAACAGATCATTGGTACGAATTTGAAAAGCAATGGGACTAATGATTTCAATGTATGAACGCATTGCTAGAATCGAAGGCACTACTCATGTCGTACGAATAGAAGACAGTGTAGTATACAGACAAAATGGATATGAAGTAATTGGTGACAATCTGTTTGTTCAGACGGAAGACCGATTACTTTTTATGGATTTCGATGTATTTACATTAGAAGAAGCATGCATGGCCGAACGAACGGTCAAAGAAGTAAAAAAGAAACTTAATACAAACTCTTAATATAAAATATATGGCAGCAGACTACGGATATTGTTGTATCAACATGACTCTTAAAAAAGAATCGAACATATATGTTGGTAGAAAAATGATTAAAAGAACCTTCATGGAAAAGGGTATTAAATACGCATCAGAACTTGCAGTATTGAATATCAAGGACATGATAGAAATTATCAAGTGGAATTACAAGAACGACATAACAATGTATCGTATGTCAAGTAACTTATTTCCATGGATGTCGGAATACGAATTATCTGAACTTCCTGATTATGACAAGGTGCGTAATCTAATGAAAGGTGCAGGCAAACTTGCTAAACAATATGGCCAAAGATTGACATTCCATCCAGGTCCTTTCAATGTTCTTGCTTCTCCGAATGAAAAGGTAGTTATCAAAGCCCTTAAAGATTTACGTCAACATGGCGAAATAATGGATATGCTAGATTTACCACAAACTCCTTATGCTGCTATCAATATTCACATCGGCGGAACCTACGACGATAAAGAAGCTACTAAGAAAAGATTTGCTGAAAATTTCAAGCGACTTACTCCAAGTGCAGCGAATCGTCTAGTTATCGAAAACGATGACAAAACAGCACAGTATTCGGTACAGGATTTATATGACATACATCTACTAACGGGTAAAACTCCAATCACATTTGACTATCATCATCACTGGTGCTACGAAGATTCAATGCCAGAAAAAGAAGCCCTAGAACTTGCAGCTAAATCATGGCCTAAAGGAATTCGCCAACTATGCCACTATTCTTCATGTAAACAAATACACGAAGATGCTACACAGGGTAATAAACGTGCACATGCTGATTATGTATATGATCACATTGAAACGTATGGTATGGATCTAGATATCGAACTCGAAGCAAAGGCGAAAGAACTTGCCCTACAGCGATACAAACAGGAGTTTTTAAAGGAGCTCGTTCTATCATAGATATATAAGTTATGAAGTTTATAAAGACATTTGAAGATTGGAACGAAGTTTCACCCGAATTAAAAGCTCACATTGAAGAAGGATTAGATCTTACTAATTCATTCTTTCGTTTAGGAAGCGATGCATATATTGAATTATTTGAAGAAGTAAAACAATATTGGGATAAAAACAATATTATCTTAAAGGGTCCTTCAGGATGGATGGCTAAAAATCTAGAAGTAGGAACTAAAGCAGTCTATAAACCTAGAGGAGGAAATCAAAAGAATGTAAAATTAGATTCACCAACGAGGGGTGGAAATAAGAAATTCATAGTTTACAGAAATAGTGGAAGAACTGATAAAGAAGGAAACATCATTGCTAAGAAATTAGAATGGGGAGATCCTTCATCTACTATTAAGAACGACGACCCGGGAAGAGCAGCTAACTTCTGGGCTAGACACGGTTGTGATAAAATGGCTAAGATGGATCCGACTAAGGCGGGATTTTGGGCATGTTACGGACCTACTCTTTTTGGAAAACAGCTTGGTATAAAAAGCGATCAACCATGGTAGATAAAGATTGTAAATGTAAAAGTTGCGGTTGTGGAGAAATGTCTATGGAAGAAATGATATCCATGGTCGATGATAAAACATTACCCTTTACGGAGACGGCTGTTTCGAAAAATATAATCATTAGAGAATTCTTACCAAACCAACCTGAACATCTTTTTAAATGGCACTTCGACGAGGAGGACAGGGTTATTGAAGCCTTAAATGAAAATGATTGGAAGTTCCAATATGATAATAAGCTCCCTATAGAATTAAAAGGATATATAGAAGTAAATGCAGGAGAGTATCATAGAATTATACAGGGTACTTCTTCTTTGAAAATACAAATAACTAAAAAATGAAACACATAAAGCTATTTGAATCCTTTGTAAACGACAAAGAAATTTCTACATGGGAAAAAGAGTTTGGTAAATTACCAATTCCTAAGAAAATTAAAGATATATCTAAAGAAATGGCTAAGGCAGGTTTTATTAGAAAAGATACAAAATCTGTTCAGGCCAAATTATGGATTGGATTAGAAGGAATTTCATGGATAGAAATGAAAGAAAAATTCGGAGACATAGTAGGTAAATTCTATGGTGGACAATTCTATCAAGCAATGACAAACCCTATGGCTGAAAAATCTGCATATTATGCGTATGAAGTTTCTAAACACGTAGAAGATCTAGCAGCGAATGATGAAAGCGTAGAACCTGCGTATTATATGATGAAAAATTACTTTAATTCATTTGAATTAAAAATTGATAGAAACAGGGTATTCGATAGAGCAGTTAAAGAGCTAGAAGCCTGGATGAAACAAAATAAGATTAAAACCCTATAAAAAGGGATATATAGATAGTAATTAACACAACAAAAACAAATAAAATAAAAAATTATGGCAAAATTAAAATCATTTGAACAGTTTTTATCTGAGATGGATAGAACTGAGGAGGTGCAACAAGACGTAGTTGCGACAGCTGAGCCAGTTGAACAATCTGAAGAAAAGGCGGAAGAAGTTCAAGGAAACGGTGATGCTGTAGAAGAATCTACTGAAGAACTTAACGAAGGTTTACACCCTAAATTAAAGAAAGCTCAAAAAGCAATTAAGAAAGGTGAAACTGTTTACGGAGAAAACGTTAGATTTCCTGGAAGATTTAAAATCATAGAACTTGGAGATTTATTTGCAACAGTGGACTATGAAGATGGCACTGAACCAATGGAAATGGCTTCAATGAATATCAGAATTGATTCTTTACAATTTGAATCAGTTGAAACTGAAGAAGTAGTAACTGAATCTGGTGAAGAAGCTGGTTTACCTGCTGAAAATTTAAAAGATGAAACTGAAGTAGTTGACAATGACTGTGAAACTCCTGAAGACAAATCAGACGAATTAGAAGCTGAATTAGAAGACACTGTCGATGCTGCTGGAAATGAAGAAATTTCTGAAGCTGAAGAAACTGAAGAGGTTGCTGAAGAAGAAACTGAAGAAGTTGCTGAAGAAGAGGAAGAAGTAAGACTAGTTTCTGATATGTTAAAAGAGGTTTACGAATCATGTAAAAATGAAGCTAAAGCTTGGGAAGACGATGCACATGATGAGCATACTGTTGAAACATATATGAAAGAAAATGCTGCATTAGTTGGAGCGTTAGCTGCCCAATCTCTTAAAGAAATGAAAGAAGATTATTCAATTGAAGCTTATGAAGCTGCATGTAATGAAATGATCGAATCATATTCTAAGAAAGTGAATGAGATGAAAGAGTCTGATTCAGCTGTTGGTGAGGAAACTCCAGAAGCTTAATATTAAAATTAACAATATAAACTTTTTAAAGGGTTCATGTATAATACATGGACCCTTTTTATTTATAAAGTAATATGCCAAGAATTTCAGTAGACGTAATATACATGCAAATAGCATATCAAATTTCTAAACTCAGTTATGCTGAGAGAAGAAAGGTCGGTTGTATAGTAGTTAAAGACGAGCAGATTGTTTCATTTGGATATAATGGAACTCCACATGGTTTTGATAATCAATGTGAAGAAACTCAAACTAGAAATATAGATAATCCTGACCACAAAGAAATTCTAATAGAAAAAGGATATGAATGTGAAGATACTTGTTGTTCTAAACAAGTTACTAAACAAGAAGTCTTACATGCAGAATCAAATGCACTAATGAAGATTTCAAAATCTACACTTACTTCGAAAGGATCGATCCTATATACTACTACTTCTCCATGCTTTGAATGCGCTAAGTTAATTATACAAGCTGGTGTAGAAAAAGTATTCTACTGTGAAGGATATAGAGATCTGTCAGGTATTTCTTTATTAAAAAAGGCAGGAATTATTGTTGAACAAGTAATAGTATGGAATGAGCATTAATAGAATAAACTTACCGGAAGTAAACCGCCTAGAAGACTATTTAAAAGAACATGGAAGCCATGAGTTTTTTAGAAGGTATATTAAAAAGACAGAGGCAATGATAGGACCATCTACATCCCATGCCTTTATAAACGACTTTATAAAGTTCTACAAAGAAGGAGACTCTAATACCTTCTATATTATACCGCAGCTTAAACTTTTCTAAGTTTAGGTGTATAATAATAAAATAGGTTAAATCATGCAAACAACTGAAGAAAAAGATATTGTAAAATATCAGTGGAAAAAGGGAGATAATTTCGGTAAAGTAGTTGAGGTAGAATCTAAAGATTCTGAATTCACTCACTTCACTGATGGATCTAAAATATTCAACAACGTATTACCTGAGTTTTTAGAACTAATAACCACTGAGGGATTACCTTTTCCTGGAGCTGATCTTATTGGAAATAATAAACCTAAAGCGAAGGAAGCTCCTATTAAAGAAATTGAAAAGAAAGTAGAAGTTAAAGAAACTAATTCTCCACTCGGTCAATTAATTAAAACTTTATCTGCTAAGAACGTTGAATCATTTCAATTAAGTGTAGGAATTAATCTTCCTAAGAAAGAAATATTTAACATGTTAGTTGAAAACTCTGAAGAAGAAAAGGAACAAATCTTAGAAGAGATCTCTAAATCAGCTGTTTCTCAAATAGAGATAAATAACCTACAAGAATTTTTAAACGAACAAATAACTGAATTTGTAACTAATTATTATAAAATATGAGTCAAGCAAGAAAATACAGAAGAGACACCTACAAAAGAGCTGGGTTATTAAAAGCTAAAAACGAATGGGGAAGATTCTCTGAAAAGGGAATTGCATGGTACGCCATGAAACAGGAAGAAGGAAAGCAATTTCAAGAGGCTCATGAGAAAAAAGTCAATGACCAAATTGAAGAACAGTTAGGTTCAAAGCTTAATTCATTAAAGGAAACATGGACTAAGGTGGGTTATAATAAAGAAGAGATTGATTTATTAGAAGAAGCCTTCGCAATGACTACGATCAAAGATAAAGAAACTTATAGAGCTGATAGAAAAGCGGCTAGGAAAATATACAAGAAAGTTCAACAATCCCTAGAAGAAAGACTAAATGCAGGAGATAACTCTTAAGATAGCAGATAACGGTGTAATCAAAACTGTGACGGATGATAACATCAATGCGGCCGGCGAAAAATATGAGTCGGTTATTGTCTATGATTTTGACAAGGGCATTGATGATAAAATTAGTTTTATTAAAGATATCTGTATTGATGTTGGATTAGATTTTGGTAATTCAAAACAATCCAATCAAATAAAGGTGGTGACAGAATGGGGAACTAATTACAGTCCTTCTTCCATCGAAACAAAACATAAAATCCAAACTCTTAAAGACAAGATTAAAGAGCTGGAGAAAATGATAAAATGATAACAACGACCGAAATTAAAGAAATTACAATAGAATGTGTTTGGTGTAACAGCAGAAAGGAATTTAATAAATTCTGTAGAAACAATCCAGGAGAAACAGTCATAGATTTTTATAGCATTAGAAACAAGCTTGTTAAATCAGATCCCTATGACACTGAACCACATCGTTCCGTAATCGGTCTAGCAATAAGAGATTCTTTCATTAATGTATTAAATAAGAATGCAGACTTAGAAAAAATCATTTATTTATTTAAAAATTTAGATGTAGAAACAATCGACAACTTTAAGATATTCTTACAAGAAACAATAGAACCTTCTGCCACCTTACAATTAACTGTTATTAATAGAGATGATTATCCTAAAGACGTTCTTAAAAGATTCGAAAGCGTCAAGATAATCGATCTATAATGATAAGACATAAATTATTTTCAAAGGGTGAAAGAATACATGCCCTTATATCCAACACTAGACATTCTCATATCGTATTTCCCGTTTATGGAATAATTCATGACGTTAAGTTCGATGAGGATATGCCAAGGTATCAAATAAGAATTACTAAGTTTCATGACAATATAGATTTCTTAAAAAGATATCTCTTCGGTATGAAGTTTTCAAAAGACTTTAATAATAGAACTACAACATTCGGTCTTTCTAGAAAGAACTATAAATCTATGAAAGACTTTCAGAATCAAATAGATTCTAAATGGGAATCTTATATGATCTCAGTTGATTCTGTAATGTGTGTTAAAACCAAGACAGAGGTAATAGATCTATTTAATAATATACAAGATTTCTTAATCGAAAAGAATTTTAAAGATATATTTGAACTCTCAAGCAGAAGTGTATATTCTTCTGGCAAATATTATTATCAATCCAGGGGAGTATATGCTGCCCATCTCAAGAAGTTTTTAGGAGATAGAGAACCAAAGACGGATAAATATTATGATAAGCTTTTATATAGACCACAGTCAGACGATCTGGATGACATAGAATTGTGAATATATAAAACCTAGTAAAAAACATAATATTACAATATGCCATTATTTGGATTGATACCAGCGGGTGCCGCTTCCAGTTTAAAATCATCAGTTTCAGGATTTGGAGATAAAGTTGATAATTTCTTCGACTTTTCCAGCCCTGACGGCAAAAGCGTTCCAAAAAACGTGGATCCTCAGAATACAATACTTGGAAGTTTTGATAACCCTAACGCAAGAAGCAGAGCGCTTTTAGTGGGAGAACCTTTATCTAATGTTAGAAGTGGAGGTAAAGCACAGTATTATACCCAAGAAGCTGATTCCGTAGTTTACTATAAAAGAGGTAAAGATGGTAAAGATACTAAAGAAAAAATCACAGACGGTCCTCATGTATATTCTACTTTTAATAAATATAGTCTTGTAAATTATAGAGGTAGTTTCTTTACACCCGGTGGATCTGCCAAATCTAAAGGAGTAGACTCTATTGAATATAATAAAATAGATGAAAGAACTTTAGACAATCCTACCGTTTCTAAAATAGTAGAAGTTACTAAAAATAATGCATCTAGTTCAAGTGGATATGGATATATGTATAATTATGCTGACTTTGCAATGTGTAGATATAATGGTAAAATACCTAATAATTATCTACTGACTTTGAGAAGATTTCCATATCCAGTTCAAGATGATATTATTACGCCGATGGATATTGATAAAGATGGTAAAGTGCGTGAAACAGATCAGCCCGATATTGCCAGAGCCGTAACGTGGATGAGTGAAGTAACTGGTAACAGTATGTCCTCAATCCTTAATTGGTCACATGGATATAATTGGAAAGATGAATCTGCATCAATGCAGACAAAGCAATCTAACAATTCAAGCAGAAGAGGTGCATTTGGACAATTCCTAGATTCTAGTGTAATTGGTACTGCAGCGGCAAACGCAGCAGGTGGAGTAGACGGTATAACGGCCCAGAGAAGAAAAAACGGAGGAGGTGGATATGATGCCATGTCAACTACATACCCAAACCATGTATTTGGACCTGTTAACGTTATTAAAGATGTTTCTTTTAGAGATCAGGGTTTAACGTTTAATCAAGAATTTAAGCTTAAATTTGAATATGAATTAAGATCCTTTGGTGGTGCAAACCCTAAAATATTAATGCTAGATCAGCTTGCAAATATAATGGTACTAACTTCCAGTCAGGCTCCTTTCTGGGGAGGATCTGTAAGATACGTTGGAAACGGATCTGCTGGTAAACCCCTAGGTGATCTTAGTTTAATTAAATCGGGTAACTATAGTGGATTTATTAAAAGTGTTGCGTCTGGTTTAGGAGACATGTTTAAGGGAGTTGTTAATGACGTAAAGGGATTAGCTAACGGAAAAGATTCTAAATTTTTAAATAATATATTAGGAGGTACTTTAATGAAAATGTTTAATTCTCCATCAGGAGGACAAGGTGCGGCTTCTTTATTAACAGGAGACCCTACAGGTGCATGGCACCTCACAGTTGGTAATCCTTTAAATCCTATAATGCTTGTCGGTAATTTAACATGTAGAGAAACTAACGTTACATTTGAAGGAGGTATGGGTGTACAGGATTTTCCTGAAAGAATGACAGTAGAAATAACTCTTAAACCAGGTAGAGCTAGAGATAAACTGGATATTGAGTCTATGTTTAACATGGGTAGGGGTAGATTCTATTTACAACCTGAAGATGGAGTTGACGTTAATCAAACGTATATAGAAACTGCGTATGGTGGTAAAGATAAGAGAAAGGCGCTTAACTCTGAATTTAGAAAAATAGCTAACGGATAATGAAACTATATAGTGTAGATAAAAAGCAAATTGCGGATGGCAAATTAACAATGTCAACTCCTACTTTTATTTTTCTAGAACAAGAAGAGAGTTCAGTACAGGGTATACATATTGTGGAAAGTGACGAAACATGTAGAATTGATTTAGTTTCATTAAATGAATATGGTACCCATGATCACGCTGATGCTATTTTAAAATTTAATGGTATTTCAAATCCATTTTCTATAAAAGAAGGAGATGTTCTTTTTATTCCTAAAAGAGACATAGCTAAAAAGAAATTTAAACTTACTCTTAATAAGAATTATAAAAATCCAATAAGAGATCAGTTTATAAATACTAAAAGATTACCGGTTAAAGACGCTAATAGAATAGAGTATTTAAGTAAGAAATATAATAAAGAAATTCTACCACCTAATATTTTACAATCAGGTAAAGAGAATATTGAAGTTACTAACGGAGAAATTAGAATTTAAAAAGGATGCCAATAGATAATCACATTTTAAATGTATTAGAGCACTCTTTAGAATTAGACGTAATAAAGTTTGATTCACATGAAGAAGAAGAGGGTGCACAGAAGATAAGCCACGAGTATGGCGGTCCCGTACCGATGATAGTTGTTAATGGTAATTCATTTTCAGACGAATCTATTAAGAAAATGGAAATCGACTGTAGTGTAAGAATTCCAACAATAAGTGTAGTTATCACGGATACGCAAGGTACGTTTGATGCTGATAATACCCCAAGGGACGGAGATGTTATCTCAGTAAGAATAGCCGCCAGACAGCAAGATACTTTTAAAGATATTAGAATAGATTTTGATATAGACGAAATATCAGGTCCTCCTGCTAATGATTTGAAAAGAGCAACAAATGGAGCTAAATATGTTTTTCAAGGAACTATGAAAATACCGACAATGCATTCTGAAGGATGTGCATCCTATGAAGGTACTTCTAGAGAACAGATTGAAGAGTTTGCTAAAAATTTAAAATTAGGATTAGCTACAAATATAGATTCATCCGACGATTCTATGAAAGCTCTTAACGCATGTCAGCCTAACTTAGAATTTTTAAATAATTTAGTAGAACACTCATATATAGGTGAAGATAGTTTTCAAACATATTGTATAGATCCTTACTATAATTTATGTTTTGTTGACGTTAATGCACTATTAAATTCAGAAGAAGGCTTAGATGAAACTTTCATCAACATGGACATAGACTTTGACGAAGACGGAGAAGAACAAACTTCTAATAAAATAGAATCCCCTAATATATTAACGAACGCATCTTCAATGAATTCAACTAACACGTTTATAGAAAGCTATAACCTTGTTAACAATGCAGGTGCTTTAGCTAAGAAAAACGGCTATAAAAGGAAAATGATATATTGGGAAAATGATTCAGTGGGTGTAGTTGCCCATGAGCTGGAACCTCTTGCAAGTGAAAACATGAAGGATATAGATGAACCTCTAAAGGGCAGAAGAGATGAAGACAGATATACTAAAGAGGTAAAATCAAAGTATGTTGGAAGGCTTCCTATTCAATCCGACGATATGCCGAATGTTCATTTAAATTATTCATATTCTGCTATAAGCAATCAGCAAAATCTAGATGAAATGAATAAAATGAAACTAGAGGTAACTTTAAAAACGTTTAATCCGGGAATACATTTATGGCAGAAAATACCTGTTCAGATTATGAAATCAGGTTTTACACAAATTACTTCACAGCAGGGTATAAATGAAGCTAAAGATGATAAAGGATTTGATACAGATCAGGACGTAGAAGCTGAAAATGTAAATGAATTAAACGTAGATCAAGTTAAAGATGAATTCTTAACGGGTTACTATGTAATAGGAGGAATTAAATATATCTATAAGCAAAATACTGGTATTATTCAAAAGTTAACTATGCTAAGAAGAGAGTGGCCTAGTAGAATTAATAATCTAGAAGGATAGCACTAAACTAATAAGAATATATACTATATGTCAGATTTCAAAAACAAATTAGATTTTCAAAAAGGTAAATTAGCCCAGTCTCCTTATCAGGATCCTACGTATCTTTCATTCGTTATATTATTTAACGTGTCAGATCACACTAATTCTCCTCTTTTGTCAGGTGCTGCAGAAGAATTTTATATGAATCATTTAGGAGCTAGTTACAGGGAAGAGACTGATTCTTCTAAAATGGATGGATCTCATAAATCTGAATCTGATAAAAATAAGATGGGCGGACTTAGTTCAGGTGGTAATTCTGGAACAGTTAAATTTTATGAAGATAGATTATCAAATCTTGTTAAATTTAAAAAAGCATTATTAGATATAAATAGAAATACTCCATGGTTCTTTCAAGGATTACAGGGAGTTGATAGAGCGATTACAGCATTCGATCCTAATAATCCATATTTTGGAGGAGATGATGCAAAGTTAACATTGAGCTGTTTAGAATCTATTAACCTTAGAGTTTCTGGTCTTATGCACCTTTATAGAAAGGCAGTATTCGATGAGGTTAAATGGAATTGGATATTACCTGAGAATTTAAGAAAGTTTTCAATGGTAGTTTATATTACTGAAGTTAGAAAATTTCAGAACATATCTAGAATAGAATTATCTGGAGTTCCTAAAAGAATAGACTTAGCTGCTATTAAAGGTTTTCCTGGAAATATGAAACCAAGTTTAGGTGTTAATAATGGTAATGAAGGAATTTCGGGAAGTGCTAGCAGACCTTTCTTTATGTTTAGATTTGGAGAATGTGAATTTTCTTTAAATACTGGTTCAGAAATATTTGGAGAACTTACCAAAAATCCAGGTGAACAAGCTCGACAGACTATTGAAATGTCGTATGAAATTATAGACAAGATGGACGCTAGGGTTTTAAATGGAATTGTATCAGACACTATTCCGGGTGGATTATCACCTGCCCATGATTCTGAAGATTATAAAGCAGATGGAATACTTGGCCTTCTTGGAGATAAACTTAAAGGAAAACTTAAAGAATTAGGTGAAAGAGGATTAGATGATCTTAATAGATTAGCAAGAGAAAAGAAAGATGAATTAGTACAAGGTGCAAGAGATGCGGTAAGAGGTAGAGTCCCTAATTTCGAGAACATATATCAAGATGCTCTAAGTGGAGTTTCAGATGGAGTAGATAATATAGGAGCCAATATTGCTGAAAACGTATTTAATGTAGATACATCTGCAAGTGTAGGAGACGCTTTAACAAAGGCAGCCGCAGAATCCCTTGGTAATGTAAACGATTAATATATGTCAACCGAAAAAGAATTAAATACTGATAATCTCAGAGACACTCATTGGTTAGGAGAAGTTATCGATAATGTCGATCCTCTTAAAATGGGTAGATGTAAGGTTAAGGTCCTAGGTAAATATGATAATTTACCAGATGATGCTATTCCATGGGCAACTCCTATGAATAGAGATGCAATAGGTTCACATCATGTTCCAAGAATAGGAGATATAGTTGCAGCTAGATTTGATAATGGAAATTTATATCATCCTGAATATTGGTTTCAAATAGAACAAAATCTTGATCTTAAAGAAGATATATTAGATGGAGCGGGTAATGCTGAAAACGTAATCAGCTTAGTGTATGATGCTGAAAGAAACGTAAGAATTTATCACTCAGAAGAAGATGGTCTTGTAATTACTAGAGGATTTGGCGCAAAAGAAAGACCTATAATTCAAATCGACGAAGTAGGTGATATTAAAATTTCTACGGACGATAGAATATTCATAGATTCAGGAGACGTATATTTAAGTAATACTGGTGAAAGTGGAGAAGATACTTCAGAACCTGCCGTAAGAGGTAAATCATTAGAAGCATGGTTAGATGAGTATTTAACTCTTTTTGAAAACCACATTCATCCAACTGGTGTTGGTCCATCTGGAACTGCGGTTTCATTGCCACCTACTCCATCTGGTGTTGCATCTTTAAAGAGTAAGCATCCAGACTATCAACAGGAAAATAAATAAGAATGACTGCACTTTGGCCACTATTTATAACAAACGTAACTGCAATACTTCTCAATGAAGATCCTAATAGTGCAGGCGATTTCGGCAATAAATTAGCAAATGAATATGTTGCAGCTGTTAAGGGACTTTCTACATGTGTTCCTGGAACTGCAATTCATGAGAATTCCCCTGGAGAATCTACATTTATCTCAAGCTATGAGCAATGGTTTACTGACCTTTTTGAAAAAGGAGAACCTGTCATGGAAACACCAGATACAGAAGAAAAGAAAATAGGAATTGCAACATGGCTTGCAAGTGCAGCCGGAGCAGGATCTAGATTAAATATTGCTGGAAAAGATAATGATCCAGAATATAATAAATTAGAAGGAGATATTGGAGGAGGAATTCAATATCAACCCACTGAAGAACTCGATAAGTATTTAGAGGAGTTTAAAGACGATAGCGAGGAAAACTTATATAGATTTAAGTATTTTGAATTTCACCGCTTAGATGGTGAAGAAACTGGAGATGAATTAGCTAGGATTTTTGCAACGAGACTATTAATGCAATTTGAAGATATTACAGATAAAGATAAAAGATATGCCTTTTGGGAATGGCTCGATAGATTTAGAAGAAATAAACATGTTTCAAACTCTAATGGAAGTACGGGTGGGTTTGGTAATAATGTTATTAATCAAAGAAAGGCTAATAGGCAATCAGCCATTCAAAAATTAAAGAGCCTAGATTGGAGTTGGGATAGTTTTGTAAAAGATGTTGGTGAAGTTTATAATGCAAACGACAAGGGAGGCGAGTTTCATAAGTTAGTATCTATGTACGTTAGAGAAGAAATCTTAAAATCACACCCCCTAGATGAAGATGCTGTGGTTGCAACTAATAAAAATGGAGTAGGTAGCGTAACAACAGTGTGGCATGAAAGGGCTATAAAAATGGAAGCTTCACAGCCTATTAAATATCCATGGCCATTTGACACAGAGCTTCCAGAAAATTATGAAGAAATGGATCCTTCTGAAAAAATGAAGGTTAGATATCCTTTTAAACTTACTAATTTAAAAATACAAGAGCCTTTTGACGAAAACAATAAAATGCCTCCCGTACTAACTACCAATGTTATTTCAGAATTCACATGGAACGGAACAGAACACTATGGTCAAAGAAAGGATAAAATTAAACCTGATTTTATTAATAATGAATTAAGAAAAAAATGGCAAGGATGTCCGCTAACGGAAGCAGACGAAGATACAGGTTCTATTGTGAATATAGATATGTCTAAAACGGGAACTTTAGCAAAGCAAATTAGAAATACATTAATAGTTGAATTAGGATTAGAAGCTGCAATGCTAGCGGAAGGCGGTAGCAAGGACGATCCATATAAAGAGCTTGCAAAAGCAACATTAAAATATTGGAAAGATACTGCGATACAGCCTTTCGCAACATCTGCACCAACACCTCCATGTTCATCAGTTCCTCCACTGGGAGGAAAGTATATAGGTGTTAGCTATGGAAATCAAAAGAAATTAGCAGATAATTTAAGAAGAGCTCTTAATTCAGGTAAAGATTTCGGATTAGATAAAGCTGGAGCTGCATCAGCTGTCGCAAAGGCACTTGCATATTCTTATTTTACTCATCTTAGTGAAATGAAATTTATTTATCTTGGAGGTATTCCTGCAGGAACTGTTCCATATATTCCAATGATAGGATTTGACGCCACCGTAATTTGATATATAACTAGTAAAACATACATTAACCCTTTTAAAAACAAAGTAAATGTCAACAAAGACAACTCAAAAACAAAAGAGACCAAGACTCTCTACCACGACAAAGCTTGTAGAAGCTAATCAAGAAACAGAAGTTAAAGTAGAAACTTCTTTAAAATCAACAAATCCCGAAAAAGTTAAACCTGGCCCAGACACAGATTTTCTAGATGAAAATGGAGAATTCATGTGGGATCTTTACCAGGCGGATTGTCCTACTAAGTTTAGAAAACCAAATCCACATATTAAAGTACCTAAAGGTGTAAAGGTATACAGTAGGGAGCCGTATGCCCAGGAGTTATTTGACTTAATGGAAGGACATTCACTGGCATCTAACACTCTATATTCTCTTAATATCGGTGAAAGCTACACTGGAAAGGTATATGGAATAGACACCGAGTGGGCTTCAATCGACGTAGGCTATAGAGAATTGATTTACGTAGATTTATCAAGAGAAACTCCAGAAGTAAAAGAACTTTTAAAAGAAGGAGTTGAAGTTGATGTTCAGTTAATAGCTGACACGTCAATGAATGTTAAAAAATACATGATAGGTTCCGTAGCGGCAGGTCTTAAGACAAAGGTTGTTAAAGAGATTGTAGCTTCAATAGATGATGGAAATACAGCGTATAGCGGTATTGTTAGTAAAATGATTCCAGGTGGAGGATATATTGTAGAGGTTCAAGGTGTTGATTGCTTTATGCCGGGTTCTTTAGCTGGCGTAAATAAATTACATAACTTTGAGTCTATTATTAATACAGAAATGTATGTAGTTCCTGTTAGTTATTCTGAAGAAAAAGGAACAGTCGTTGTTTCTCATAGAGCTTATTTAAGAGCACTTATCCCCAACACTATTAAAAATATTCAAGAAGATATTACAGTAGAAAGAATAGGCCACGTTACTGGCTCTGCGAAATATGGAGTATTTGTTGAATTTGAAGGATGCTTAACTGGAATGATTCACGTTAACGACCTAGATACTGAAACTTCAAAAGCACACAGAGACAGGTCTTTAGAGCCAGGTACTGAAATAAAATTCTATGTTAAAGAAGTTATTAATGAAAGAAAAATAACGTTAGTACAGGGTTCTCCAGCGGAAAAGAAAGTAGATCCATGGGAAGGTATTTCTTCAAGATACAATAAAAAAACTGAGGTAGTTGGTGTTGTAAAATCTACTAAAGACTATGGTTTATTTGTAGAAATAGAAGAAGGTGTAGTTGGATTATTACACATATCCGAGTTTCCTGATAATATAGATATTAAAGATATTTCTAAAGGTGCAGATATTACTGTTCAAGTGATCAGAGTTGAAGAAGATACTAGAAAAGTATTCCTTAAACTATAATCAAATCTATAATTTAGTTGAAAGAGCCCGATCACTCGGGCTTTTTCACGTTATAGTGTATCTAACAGAGATATATAAACCAACTTAAGTTATATAATTACGTAAATGAATAATATTAATAATTCAGACATATTAAAGAATGCACTAGTAGGCGTTGAATTTGAATTTTATTCTAATAAGGATATCGATACGACTGCTAAGGAATTAGCGGGTCTTTTAGGTAAAAAGATTAGAGTAGAAGCAAAGGCACATAGTGATTTTGAAGTTACAAGAGATGAGTTTAAAATTGAACCTGATATGTCAGGTGGTGAAAAACTAATGGAACTTGTAACTGGTGCACAGCCATATTATGCTGCAAGGATGATGATTATTAAAGTATGTAAATGGATAGAAGAAAATGGATATACAAATGATAGAAGTTCTATTCACTTAAACCTTTCTTTCGATACTGATAAAATAGAAAATAAGCATAGAATATCTAAGATGAATGTTCTTAAATTTATTTTAGATTTTAAAGAAAGTCAAGTCTTTAAGTTTTTTCCTGAAAGAAAGGATTCTGCATACGCAAAATCAATCAAATTCGTTCTACCCAAGTCAGATACTTATTTCTACGATGGATTAAATATTACTCCTAGTAATTTCATATATCCTGATTCTAAATATTATGGAATTAACTTTGAAAAAAGACATAAGAATTATTTAGAATTTAGATATCTCGGTGGAGAAGATTGGGAAAAGAAAACTTCTAAGATTCTACAAATGCTAGATCTTTTCATAACTCAATTGTGGAATAGTACAAGTGGAGTTCAATTTAATAATCTTAATTCTATAGAACTTAGAAAAATTCTTGCTAAGAATGAAAGAATTATAAAGGCTAGAAAAGATTGGAAAACTATTAATACAGGTTGGAATCAAGATGTTAAATTAACGGTTGATTTAAATGACAATGAAAAGATAATAGATTTACACTGGCCTAATATTAGGGAAAGAGTTCTTAGGTTATTTACTCATGGTGAATTAACAAAAGGACATATTAACTATGATGCCGATAATGGTACAATTCAAGTTGATCACGGTAACTTATCATATTGTGTAGAATTAGAAGGATATGAATTTGTAAGATGTTCTTTGAGAGGAGAATTTACAAATTGCGATTTCTTCGGATGTGATATAAATGGATCCGATATACACACTTGTAATTTTTATCAATCTACTCAAATTAATTCCTCTAAATTAGAAAGTTCTTATGTTCATCAGTCATGTGTATTAAAAGACTGTTACATATATGGAAATGGAATAATGAAAGGGACGATGCAAGGTGGTATATTTAGAGATGGTAAATATGATAAAAGAACCGCAAGGTTTGACAATACTGAAAAAATACTTTATACAGAAGTTTAAAAATAAATAAAACAAAATGAGTGATAATATAATAGGAAATCAGTCTAACTTAACAACTCCACCTTCATGGGACACGGAGTGTTTTAATAATTTTGTAAATGAATTAGCATCTGAAGTAACAGGATCTTGTATGATTCCTATGAATCTTCCAAAATCAGAAGTTCAGAATATTGTTAAAAGAGCAAAGAAGTGGTTCTATAAGAATTATGAGTATTCGATGAAAGAAAACTTTATGGTTTTACCAAAAGAAATTTTTAATTCTACTTATTTTAAAAATAAAAGATCTTTTACTCTTCCAAAGATGGATCCAGTTACGGGTGGTGGAGAAGTTTATTCAGTATATGGATGTTTTGAAACTGGATCAAAGTATGCAGGTGGAACAGATATTAGATTTTCACAAGGTGATTTTGCTATCGAAAGAATGATGTACACTGGAATGTTTGGCGGAGATGGTGTAGTAGATGCAGCAGAGAACCTTCAATATTACGTGGTTAATGAAAGTTTCTTTGATATGGCTAGACAAATTCTAGAAAACCCCATTGGCTATCACTATAACCAACTAACACATGAGATTAAATTTACTGGAGAAACCCCTAACAGAGATATTATATTAGAAGTATATGAAACAATTCCAGAGTGTGCATTATTTGAAGATGAAGCATTCTTTAGATATTGTGCTGCAAAGATTAAAATTTCATTAGGACAAAAGTTAAGTATATTTGGTTTTGCTTTACCTGGAAATATTGAAGTCAATGCAGACGCAATTCAAGGTTTAGGTGAAGGAGAACTGGAAGCATTGATTGAAGAAATAAAAACAGATGAAGGCACCGATTGGATGATGCATTCTTAATAGAATATATAGTTAAATGGAGTTTTATATAAAAGCAAAAGGAGATCCTGGATTCGATCCAAGCAAATTAGAAATTAGTTCTGAATTAGCTAGGTTAATGACACAGATAGAAACTATTCTTTTTACAAGAAGAGGTGATGTATTAGGAGATCCCGAATTTGGCGCAAATCTAGAAGATTATGTTTATTCTTTAAGTTATAATGACTATTTATTAAAAAAGGTAGTTGCTGAACAAATTTATAAATATGCGCCTTTGGCTAGAAAATTTAATGTAACTGTTGATGTTGATTTCACGAAAGAAGTTGATAGGCATGCAGTGTTTGTAGACATACGAATTGATAATAGATATCAATTAGGAGTTTACGTATAATAAAACTAATAAAATAAAAATGGCAGATAATAATTTTTTATCAACATCTAGAATTAAAGTTGGAGAAATGATCGACGACGTAAGATCCTATGTTACTAGGGTATACGGAGAGGTAGAAGGAGCTTTTACAACAGCTTCACCCTTTTCACAACTACTTGATGTTATTTCGCAAATAGGTAGATTGATATTCTTCTACATAGAAGACGCAACAGTTGAACAGAATATTTTAACAGCACAAAATCCAGAATCGATATATGGTTTATCTAGGCTAGCTGGTCATGATTCATTTAGAGGAGCTGCCGCTTCAGGTGAATTAAAATTAAGATTAGGTGTTTCAGGTTTAGAAGATATTGCAGGAGACGCTTTAAACATTCCTGCCAATGCTATTATAGAATGTAAAGATAACGGTCTTAGATATACTCTAAGAACTAGTAACGATCAATTTAGATTAGAAAAATCAAATTCTAATTACATATTTGTTCCAGTGGTGCAGGGTGAATATGAGTCTCAGAATTTAACATCTACCGGAGAAGCCTTTCAATCTTTTAATGTTATAACAAAAAGCATGGTAGATCATTCTCAGGTTAGAATAAAAATAAATTCAAGCCTTTGGACTAAATATGACTCTCTATATGATATGAAAAAAGGAACCCAGGGATATCTTGTCAAAACAGGTATTACGGGTGGTTTAGATATTTATTTTGGAAATGGATCCTTTGGTGAAATCCCTGATTCAGGATCTACGATAGAAGTAGAGTATTTAAAAATAGAAGGAGCCATGGGTAATTTAAACGGTAGAGCTGATTTATCTTTTGAATTTAAAACTGAAGGAACGGATTCACTAGGAAATACGCATGATCTAAATGAATTATTAGAATCTGAATTTACAGTTGCACCTAAAATGGGAGCAAATCCAGAAGATATTGAATTAACAAAGTTAATTGCCCCATTACAGTCACATTCATTTGTATTAGCAACTCCTGATAACTATGAGCACTTTCTTTCAAGATATGGTATGTTTTCTTATTTAGATGCATATAACACTACAGATGATGGATATTTAGACGATGATAATGTTATCTATCTGTTCATGTTGCCTAATACTTTAAAAAAGTTACAAAATAATAAGGATTATTTTAATTTAGATACTTCTGAATTCTTTTTTACAGAAATCGAAAAAGAAGGTATTAGAGGTTTATTAGAAAAATCAGGAAGGCAAATGGTAACTACAGAAATAAAAATAGTAGATCCGAAACCACAATATTTTAGAATGGATATCAAGGTAAGATATTTTGAAGGATACACTAAAGCTAATCTTGCTACTGAAATTAGATCAAAGGTTGCAGAATATTTAATAAATATTACTAGAAGAGATAGATTACCTAAATCTGATATTGTTGCAATAGTTGAAAATATTGATGGAATAGATTCAGTTAATGTTAAGTTTACTTCTGAAAAAGAAGAAACAGCAAGAAGGTTAGGGTATTACATATCTGAAACAGTGACTGTAACTCCTTCAACTCCAGTATTAACTGAAATAGGAAATGGTAAACAAAAGATGGTTTTCTTTAAAAGAAACGTAACTACAAAACAGGTTAATTTTGAACCTGGTGCAGCTCTTCCTGAAAACGTAATAAACCTAGATTCATTTGGCGATATCATTCTTGAAAAAGAAGAGGTTGCCTTATTCAGAGGAGGATGGTTAGACAGTAAAAATTTAATTGTGAAAGACGAAGTTAAGACCGGAGAAAAGGCTGCAATGTCAATTTATTTTGACGAACCTGCCGTGAAGAATACTATATTTGCAAAAGTTCAAGCAAAAAATAGAAAATCAATATAATGAGTATTTTTGATAAATTATTTAAAAGCAGAAGAAAAAGATTATACTCTATTAGAGAAACTGCATTTGACGATAGAAAGAATTTAGGTAATGAATATAGAAGTAACATTCTTAAAAATTCTATATCTAACCATATTTGGAGAAATAATCAAATGAATGACTTTGTTAATTTCATTCAAGAAATACTTGCTGATTGGGTTGATTCTGTAAATTACTTAAAAATTTACAAATCATATACGATGAAAAAGGAAGATAAAAAAATTAGGTAATAATGTCATATCAAAATCTTAGATTCTTTGATAATAATTCTAACGAATTAAATTTAGAATACAACAGTGAACTGGGATATTCAGAAGGAACTGCGTTTTTACCAGAGGTATCTACAGGTCTTTATGAAACTCTTAACATATATGTATTAGAAGAGGTAAGAGACAATTTAGATAACCCTAGGTTTGTACACCCAATATCGACAGACGCTAACAACACTTCTTTGAAATTTAAATTTACTTCAGAATATGGAGAAAGTGAAGACATTTTCTTGTATAGTGGCAAGATGATAAAGGGAGATCTTGAAGTAATTGTAGATGAAACTCAATTAAGTGAAATGAAACCTAATACACTTTATAGTGGGTTAGATTCCGAAAATTTTAAAATAGTTTCACCAACAGCTGACATGTTACAGCCCACTGCTTGTATTGCAAATGTCGCTTTAAGTTCTAGTGTAGAAGGTTTTCATATTAGAACACTTGAAATATATGCGCACACCAATGGCATTGATACTAAAGTAGCCTCTTTAAAAATATATGGTGAAGTTGTTGCAGAAGACGAAAGATTAAAAGATCTTTTGACTAATATGGCTCTTAACTTAGATGAAATGGATTATCTTATTTTTAGAGAATCTGATATTAAAGATCTTGGTGTAGATTATAAAGTTTTAAATAGAAAAAGAAAAGAACTTTTATTACAGGCTTCTACTATAAAGCCATTTATCGGTACATATAAGGCTCTACTAAATGTTATTGATTTTTATGGATATAATAATGTAAGCCTTAGAGAATATTGGTTAAATATAAATGAAAGTGCAGAGGGATTCGGTAAGATGATTGTTGTTCCTGTTGCTAACCAAACTGAGGTTGGTTTTTTAGCTAAGAAAAGTAGAAATACTAATCTTCCTAACTCTAACCAAAAGAAAACTTTTAGATTTTCATTAGCATATAGACTAAATGTTCCTACTGGAAGGTTAAATGAATTTGATTTACCGGAAGTCGAAGAAATTACAGATTTCTCGCCCGATGAAATATTAATTAAGTTATATGCTTTAAAGCGTAAATTACAGAGAGAGTATTTACCCCTTAATGCAAAAATCGTAGACATTACAGCGGAAGGAGATTACTTCGATGGCGTTAATCAAAGAGTATGGAATAATCAACAACAGATTAAAACACAACAATCCGGACAAGACGTACATTACGATGTTTTACCTGATGTTAAAACTATTTATATAGAAGATTTAAGAAAAGTAGATTATAGGTTAGAAGGAATTAATCAAAAAATAGAAGTATTTAGTAAGACGGAGAGAAACGAATTAGAAGAATCTATACGAAATTTTTATACAGAATGGTATGATGAGGACATGTCTTCTTATAATACTATTGAGGGTATACCGATAGGAGCTCCTATTGTTTTAACAGGGACTTCTCTTAAAGATACATGGGATGATGCCGAGTTTACGTTTATTGACGCAAATGATACCGATGACGATATTGCATATCCAATTTATAATGCAAACGGTACGATAGCCGATGATAGTGAGAATGATTTAAATCTTCAAACAGGTGGAATAAATCCAACCCAGGACACTTTCTTAACATGGGATGATTGGTGGAAAAGAAGTGTATATGAAATTGAATGGATAATTAAAGGCCCTAGAGGTTACTATAAAACTATTAGAGGATCCGTTGACGACTGGTATACTCTTCCCTTAATATTACCATATACGGGAGAATACGCAATAGATGTTGCATTTTGGGATTTATATAATGTTAGAAGCATTAGTCATAATAAAAAGATAAATGTTAAATCGAAGAATATACAAGTATATGGTCTTTATCAAAAGCTTACTAAAGAATTAGATTGGGCAAACTATAAGTATAATTGGGAAGAAGCTGGTTCTTCATGGGAATGGGGCAGAGAAAACCTAAACACTGTTGAAGAAAACATAGGTACATATTACCTAACTTTAGATAGAGCTAATTATTTAAATAGTGACGAAGACGGTAAAGAATTTTCAATAAGCAGAAGATATGAAGATTCAAATAGTCCTACTGGGTTTGCTGAAACAACTGGCGCATATCAATGGAAATCTTTAAGAAAACAGGTATGGAACGACGGACCAACTACCTCATGGAATCAGACTAGAATAGGTGCTGATTTAAATTCTTCATTTAAATTAGAGTTAAACGGAGATGCAAACGGAACTATAACAGTTTCCCAAATAGATACATTCACTGGTCTAGAAATAATGGAATCATATACACCAACTGCAACATATCCTGTAAATCCACAGGATTTATCTGCTTGGAACAATTTACAACAGGAAATTAATAATTTAAATCCTAATCAATATCCTATCTTTACCAAATTTAATTGGAATCCGATTTATTTTGATTCAGACGGAAATGTTTCAACAGGTATTGAAGGAGTTGATGAATGTACATATATGCTGGTAGTTTCTAAACAACCAAACGAAAGTTATGATTTCCACAACGCTACGACAACAACAGGAACAATAGATCCTAGCAGCTTTGTTAAATATCAAGCGTATAATCCTAACTTTAACGACACATATATTATTGACGATCATGACACTATAAGTTTATTAAATCATGTAACATTTTCTTATGATTTAACTAAAATGCCAGGTGTCATAGAGCAGAAATGGAGATTGATAAATAATAGTGTAAAAAAAGAAGATATATATTATGATAATCAGTGGCTGACATACTTATTCGATACGAAAGGAGAGTATAGTTTAGAGCTGGAATTAACTGATTTGAATGGAAATAAAAATATAACAAGAAAAAACATCTTAACAATTAAATAAAATGGCAAGTATTACTACAATTTTAGGGACACACAGTCTTTCTTCTTCAAGACTTACTATCAATAACAACTTTGATAACATTAATGAAGAATTAGGTACAATTGAAAATGTCCTAGACACGACACAAGAAACACTAACCTTATCGAGTTCAGTTTCAGCAGGTCAACTTTTTGTTAATAACGGAAGTTTAGCTACATTTACTGTAGATGGATCTGCGTTAACATCTGGAGTTGAATCGACATTTAAAGAAAATGTTATTTTTGAGAAAGGACAACAAGTATCTATAATGGACACTGTTAATTTTCCAACTGGGATTCCAGTAAAAGGAGCATATCTATATAATGATGCACAAACCCCTATTTTATTAGGACCTTCTAATCCTGGACAGACTTTAACTGTTATCGGCACTGCTGAATTCTCTATAGATGCAAGCAACGGTAATCTTAATGGATACGACGCAAACTCTACAATAGACGTTGCAATGAACGGATCTATTAGTTTTATAGGAGATATGAGCGGTAAATGGTATATTGTTGGTTCTAACGGAGCAACGATATCTTAATTAAAATAAAAACAATTAATTAGATGGCTACACCACTAATAAGGATTCCACAGGAACAAGGAGGTACGATGTATGCGTTTGCTAATGCAGCAAGGGATCTGACACGTGCGTACTATAATCCCGATATCAATTTTGAATTTTCTAAATTTGCATTACTAGACTTGCCGGTATATGCTGATTTTGCATTAAGCGATGATAACGACCCTCACTCTGGCCCTAATTATATCAAATATACAAATTTATATGAAGCTGGCGGCGGAGAAGGTGCGGATCCATATAGCGATATAGCACATGATGGTAACGGAAATGTGCATTTTGCACAAACTTTTCAAAGCTATGCTCTTAATTTAGAGAATTTGCTTCTTAACCCAGAGGTTAATGATGATTTTGACGATGTTTTATTTCAAAGTGACGCTGAAAAAATATTCTTTAAATACCTATATCATATTAATGCAATAAGAGTAAGAACTGCAACTTCACAAGAAGTTTCAACAGGATATTCTAGAATGATAGAGCTAGATGATTCTACTCAAGCTGGTTCTGAATATAGTCAAGTTATAAAATACATTGGAAATATCGATGTAACTAACGATAAGAATTATAAAGGGCAACAGTACAACGAAATATTTGTTAACGTTCCTTCTTCTGTAGGATATACTCCTGAAGTTTTATTAGAAACATCTAAGTTTAATACTAATAATATTAAATTTAATCCAAGCTTTGATGGCATGATTGAAGGAAGAACAACAGATGACATTCATCCAAATCATCCT